TAGTAGAGCTACCAATAGATGTTGAACCTGTAATGGTGTTGGTAAAGCTGACAAGTCTTTCTGCAATGTCAGCAGAACTAACAACGTTTGCGTCCCCTGCAGCGTTAGTAAGAGACGGCGTTAGGTAGTGGCCACTAATCTCATCGCCGTTATCAAGGGTGATATGAACGGCATACTCAGTGTCATAGTCAACTAGCTTGACCCAGACCTGAGCACGAGTAGGTCTGAAGTTGCTACTAATGTTACTGATGTTGTAACGAGTTAGCGTTTCTGTAGCGTCGTAACTAACTTCCTTTTGAACGTTTGTAATAAAGACATAATCTTGGAATGACGTAGCCCTAAACCGATCACGAGCCCTGCCAGATCCACGTAGGTACTCAAGATTGGCGGAGGTAATGTTTGAAAAAGACTGCTCAACAGGAACCACCTCAGGAAGAAGGCCACTAATAGGCTCAACGTTTGATACGCCAGTCACAAAGGTGAAATTAGATTCAACCGTTAACGTGACTCCAGTTGTCGTAGCAGTTGCGTTTTTGCTAAGAGTGATGCGAGAGCCAGCAGTATCAATATCAACAATGGTGGTATTAGCAGGAATACCTGTACCTGTTACTCCAGCTCCAACAAACAAATCTGTCATGGAGCTTACAGAAGCTACCACTGCAGATCCATTTGTTATGTTTCCAGTACGAGAAACAGTCCTACTGTCGTCTGCTGCAATCAAAATGAAACGTTCTGTACTGCTTCGGTTGTAAACATAAACCCAAGCTTCGTTCCATTTGATGGGTGCAGTCAGAGTCTGTCCACCAGCGTTCTGAGTCAACGTATCAACTCGTTTAACCGGCACAGAACCCAGACGCTTTTTAAGACCTTCCACAAGGTCACAAACGCCGTTGTCTAGGACTTTGGCAAAACCAGGAAGAACAAAGCTATCTGCTTGTTGGTTTACACCTTTGTTAAGTGGTCCAATGATTTGGCTAAAAAGTTCTCTAGACATTAGCGGCTCAGGATGTCAGGACCAAAATTAGTAATCACACGACCGCCGTACATATCGTCAGGGCCGCTAATAAAGTTATAGTTCTGAGCCATGTCTTCAGTACGCTTCAACGTTTGCAAAGCGTTTTGCTCATCCTCAGCTGTATAGCTTTCAATACTGGCAGAGGTCACAGCACGATTTGCAAACATCCGTGCCGCACGAATCATTATGTAACGACGGCCAGTTTCTGGAATGCTGTCCCAAGGAAGTTCTTCAATAATCTCAGCAACAAGATCACTGGTGTTACCAGTCGTTGCTACACCAATGCTGCTTCTCAGATCGTATGTATTCTTAACGCGATCAAAAAGCCTAAGACCGCGAAGAACAAACCTTTGTGAAGGATAGGTAAGCGGGTTAAACCGAACAGCCAAGGTGTTCCCAGGAAGTTGGGATTGACCTGTAGAAGCGTCCAGAGGAATGGAATCATAAAGCATCGTGTTCCAAGACCAGCCTGCTCCTTGGACCTCACGGCTGACTTCATCCAAGGTGCGCTCAGCAAGACTAGCGTCACCAGTTAGTGGTGGATTAAGAGAGTTGATCGGGGCTTCGCCAATAATGGCAAGAAGCGTGTTAACTGCACTGAGTTTACTGGTTGCCATTATCGCAATAAAAAGGGGGAAACATTTCTGCTTCCCCCATTGTATTGGTAATTAACTAGAACCTATTTATCAATAGGGGTTGCCGTCGTGCAGCAGGCTGACGCAGCACTCAGGACGCAGCACACCGTGACCCACGGCATAGCTAGCAACCATCATGGTGCTCTGAGTCATTGCTTTGTACTCAGAACCAGTCATCTGCATCGAGACGTCCTTCAGAGACACAGTACCCACAGCTTCTTTGGTGAAGCAGAGGCCGAAGCAGTTGGCGATGGAGGAGGTGTTACCCTGCTCATCTTGGTAGTAGTCATAGGTACCAGCAGCAGCCTGACCATCAGAGCCGTCGCGGCCATTGACGTAGTTAGGACGCTCACCACGGGTAACAGCAGACTGGTTGCTCAGACCAACGTAGGACTGACCAGAGGTATAGCTGTTAACACCCAGGTGGTTGCTGGTCAGCAGACGGAAGCCAGCCACAGAAGCAACTTTGTTGCCACCGATGGTGCCGTTAGAACCGCCGCCACCGTTGAAGTCAGTGTTGATGGCACGGTCGCTGTTCAGAACGTCGTAGTAAGCACCAGGGCTCAGAACGCAAGTACGGCCTTCCTTAGGAGCATCCTTCTCGTCCAGAGCTTGGCAAGCTTTGAACAGGTTCTCAACGATCAGATCGCCACGAGCGTTACGGTCAGCTGCAGCGTTCAGGTCGATACCAGAGAAGGAGGTACCACCAGGCATTTTGTTCAGAGTGAACAGGCGCTCGCCAACAGTGAAGGTGGCCGAAGAACCAGTACCAATCGAACCCAGGGGGTTGATGCCGAAGGTTGCTGCACCGTTGGTAGGAGCAGTGGTGATCACACCGTAAGCACCGGAATCTTCACCGTAAACAACTTCACCAACAGCCCAAGAGCCGAGCTCAGCGGTAGCGAAGTTAGCGCTCAGGGTGACAACGTTGGAAGCAGCGGAGACGAAAGTACCGCCAGCGATTTGGAAGTTGCGGGCTTCCCAATCCTTAACGCGACCGTCAGACTCAGAAGCAGCCAGAAGGGTGCGAGCCAGACGCTGGTCATAAGCACGAGCCAGGGCGCGGCCCAGTTCGGTGGAGTAGATGCTCCGCACGTCCCAATGAAGTTTTGCTTCATCCAGGTCGTAGATGGAAGCATCAGCGATCAGCAGGTCATCGATGGTGATGATCTTTTCGCCGATCATGCCTTTGTTACCTTGGCCGGTGATGAAGTCACCAGGACGGTGGTAGCGGCTAGTGAAGCGACCCGTGATCGGGAACGAAGCACTCTTACCAGAAGAGATGCTGCGCTTCATGGTCAGATCTTTGAAGATCGTCTCACGGTTGAACGTGGTCAGAACTTCGCCAGAGAAGATTTTCAGGAAGTTAGCGTTTTCACGCTCGTAGTTACCGGAGGCGGAACCAGCGTTATATTGAACGCCATTAAGTCCACCTAACCGGCTAAGAGATGCAAAGTCGGGCATCGTTAGTTAGTAGGTAGGAATGTTTAACTGCGCTCGCTTCGCACTGTTGTTATCGCCTCGGCGGCAACAATGTTTACGTTCGCTATTCAAATATTAACCCCTAGGACCAAGAACGTCGCTGCGAAGCAGTTTATCTTGGATGTCTTGGGTATAAGCAGGGTCTTGCAAATAGCGAGGATCGTTCATGGCAGCCATTACTTCTTGGCTTGAACGGAACACATCACTGCTGTTACCAGAGAGTTTCCCACCAATCAGATCAGGCTCGTAGCCAGAGTTTTCCTGGAACGCATAGTACAAAGACTGCAGTGCGTTACGAGCTCGGTAGTAATCACCGCTATTTACTTCGCGGTTGTAAGCCTCTAGCTCAGCACCATCGAGGTTTTCCCGAGCCCAGCTTTGAACAGATTCAAAAGCTTCTTGACCACCAATACTGTCCATAATGGTGGACTCTTCTTCTTGAGACAGAACAACAGGTTCTTGATCCTGTTCTTCTACGTCCTGTTCATCTTGAGCTTCGTCGTAACCAGAACGATTACCAAGCTTCTTCTCAAGCTCTTGATAAGCCTTCAGAAGGTCATCAGGGCTTTTGAATTTGCCACCGATCAGTTCGTCTTGAGCTTGCTGTTGCTCTTGTTGCTCAGCTTCTTGAAGAGCTTGAAGGTCTTGCTCGCTGTACGGTCCAGTTTCCTGAGACAGTACGCCCTCAGCGATGACTTCCATGATCAACCAATACGAACGGTCAGATCAGGATAAACCCAAACAGGACGCTTTGCCTTAGCAGCAGCAACGTACTGTTCGTAAACCTCAGGCTTTTTAGCCTTCAGTTCTTCAATGAGCAAATCCATTTTGGATTTAGGAGCTTCCTTTTTAGGAACTTCCTTTACTTCAGAAACCGGCTCCACCGCCAGTGGCTTCTTGGGCTGTCCGGATTGAGTCATTTTCAGCTTTAACTAGTGCGGCCTGTTTAGCAGGATCGTTGTTAGGATCTTGCGCGGCCATTTGTTGCTGCATCATCATAGCTTGTTGTTGTTCTTCTGCCATAAGATCTTCCTCACTCTTGATGAGTTTGTACGTATCAAGACCGTCAGAAGCAGCAAGACGAGTAATAAGCTCTCGGCTATTAACAAACTTTGCCATAGCTTCCGGTCCCAGAGTTCCGGCCAAGGTCTGTAGAAACTCAATGAGTTTGGCTTTGTCGTTACCACGACCGAGGGCGTCAAGACCGGTAGTGATCTGAGGTTTGACAACATCCTTAGGAAGACGAGGGAGACGACCTTGCCGCTCCATCATCGCCATCTTGCGGTTCACAAGAGGCAGTTGTAACTCAATTGAAAGGATCGAGTAAATACCGCCAAGACCTGCTTCCAGTTCCTGAGCCACCATACGGATCTCTTCAGCCGTCACACGGTCACGACCAGAAGCACCAGCTTGAATGGCACTGTTAAGAAGGAACGCAAAGCTCAGGCGCTGCTCGATCCGTGCAATGGTGTTGAGAGCAACCGTGAGATCTGCTTGCTTCTGCATCTGCAGAGGAGCCACGTCATTTGGGTTGCCTGCCACAATTGATCCATTGGCAGCCCGAGCAAGAGCGTCAGGACGAGTCGTGCCGTTTGGATTGCAGAGGAAGATGATCTTGGCTGCTGCTGCACTGCCTTCAACGATTGCTTTGCTGAGGTACTCAAGGCTCTTCAGATCACCGAGTAGTTCTTCGCAGTAACCACGTCCATAGGCTTCGTGAGCCACACGGAACATACGAAGAGGAATCCAAGGGCTCTTATCAATAGGAACAGAACCAGGCTTACCAACAGGCTTGTTGTACGCCTCTTGTTGCCAGTTACAACGATCCTTCTTGTAATCCCATTTGACGTGGGTATAAAGGAAAACAGTTTTGTCTACAAAGCCGCCTTCAGTCTTTTTAGGCGCAATACCTTCTGGAAGAACTTCAGGGTTGACTTCTTCACGGACCACAACCTCAAGGATGTTTCCTTCAGGATCACGATTAAGTACAAACGATTTGAGTGGATATACCCTGGTACCATTTTCGGAAACGTAGAGAAGCGCGTTGCCACCGATGATAAGGTGCTTCAGCGCTTCAAACAGTGCAGTGCGATCACCTGACTCTTCAATGTCCCGCATCACGGAACGTTCCATCAAAGACAGCTGCTGATCAAACTGCGACTGAAGTTCTTTATAGTTATCAAGCTCCTGCTTGAGCTTCATATCGTCTACTGAAAGACGAAAGAAAGCTTGGTTAGGAGGAAGCAAAGCAATAAGAAGTTTGCTTGCTAAGTTATTTACACCACGAGCTCCTAGGCCTTGGTAGGTAGTAACAATCTTGGTGTAGATATTCTTCCCGCTGCTACGGTCGTTATCGGTAATAAGAGTCGGCAGAGTGTACTTACTGCACTCAATAGCACGATCAAGATAAATAGTCTTTTCCGGCTCAAGAGCCGAATAACGAGCCGCAGCGTTAGACATTCAAACCACCAGCTGAAGTTTCTGTTCCAATACCAAGACCTCCGCCGGTCCCAGCAAACGGAGATTGTATCTCTAAACTAGTACGCATTGCTTGCGGCGTACCAACTCGACGACGTACTTTACTGCCAACAGGAGCAGAAGACATCTGGCGTTGAATGGCAGCTTGAAGTTGCTGCTGTTGAATGGCAAGAGCAGAAGAACTTCTTTGTTGAGCAATCTGCCGCATAGCACTTTCTTGTGCCATCTTTGCGGCTTCAGCTGCTTGTGTAGTCTGTTGTTTAGCTAAAGCAATAGACGCTTCAAACTGCTGTTGACGCTGAGCTGCATCAGCTTGGAATTGTTGAGCCTGAGCTAAAGCAGCAGCCCTAGTTTGTTGAGCTTGTTGAGCTGCAGCTTCTCTAGCAGCTTTTGCTTGCTCTGCTTGAGCAGAGCTGGTTTTTGACATTTGGTAACCAGCGTAAGCACCAGCACCAGCTGCAGCCAAACCAACTATAAGTTTTGCCCAATCGTTAGCCATACTTTGTTTCCTCCTGGAGGTTGTACTGATCTTTCAAATGGCGTACAACCGACACCTGACCAGCAGAAAACCAAATAAGTTTCTCTTCCATACTAAGGTCGGGAGACTTATCAGGATAAAGTTCCTCCAAGTATTTGATAATCTCAGGATCAATGTAAGGAATCATATATTCAAGCCAGTTGAAGTAACACGACCAGCGGCTGTTCCACCATAACCACCAATGCCAAGACCGGAACTAACCCTAGTTCTAGTTCTACCAGGCTGGCCTACCGTGGCTCCTGCTGTTCTTCGTTGTTGCGCTCTAGCTACTTGAACAGTTTGTCTTTGAGATTGTTCTAGCTGAGATTGCTGAATCTGAGCTTGAGATCTGCTTTGAGCGGAAACAGCAACGGCCTTTTTAGTTGCAATTCCTGCAGCTTTTTGTGCTGCTTCTACTTGCGTCTGCGCTTCAGCAAGAACTTTGGCTTGCTCTTGTCTTTGAGCTTCAAGAGCAGCAGCTGCAGCGGCAGCCTTTTGCTGAGATTCATAATTACCCCAAGCTTGTTGAAAGCCTGAGCTACCCCGAGCGGCAGCCCGCATTTGGCTTTCAATTCTGGCAACTTCACCATCAGTAGGGTTACGTCTAGTATTGCCGTCAATAATTACGGCGTTTCTATACTGAGAAACCTGTTGAGCGTATTCAGTGCCCGGAAAATACTGCTCAAAAAACTGATCTTGGGAAAGCGCCATAGCCCTACTTGAGGTTTATATCAAGCGTAGCTTGGGAGATCAGAGTTACTCATCTCGAAAAACGCTGGCATACGAGCTCTTTGAGTTTCGATGAGACCCTCTGCTTTACCTGCGTACATCAAGCTGTCGCTCTGGTCGATCCAGAACTGCCTATCCAGGTACTTGTCGTCTGACTTGCCCAGGGGCTGCATCACCCAATTAATGGTTGCCTTGCGGAGGCGATCCAAACTAGGAGAAACAGTGAGGCCAAGCTCACGACATACCAAGCTATTGGTAGCGACGTGTACTTGTTCATCACGGCTGATGTCCGCAGAGATGGTTCTCAGTCCAGCGTCACCGTTGAACCGGAAGAAGGGGAGGATAACAAAGAATATGCTTCGCTCAGCCACCAGTGCTTTGAGTACGGTGTGGTCCGGATGATCTTCCCAAGCTTTTCGGAGGCGAGCTGCTTCCGCTTCTGCTTGGCTATCTGTGCCGACCGCACTTGCTGCGTATCCCAGTGCAAGGTCATGGTTCTCCTCGTCTTTGATGTTGGTGAGTAGAAGTTCACGAGCCGTTTCCGGCACCTCGGACTGTAAAGCGTCGTTGATGAACTCACCGACAGGCAGCTCCAGTTGTCGAAGTGCCAAGGCACGGAAGATTGCCTCCTCCGCCCCTTCTTTCAATTTACCGGCGGTCGTTTGAACTGGGGTCCAAGTCCGCTTACGAGCAAGCAATTTCTGATACGGGTTCATTCTGCGCAATTACAATCAGGTGCCGAATCCCCATCAAGAATGCCCGCAAGATAGGCATCAACATCTACGTCGCTAATAGCAGCGTAGGCGTCAGTTTTGTCCTGCGTATCGGACATTACTTGAAGAGAGTAATACAAACTCTTCAAGGGGGAGTTCAACCATCGTGACATAAATTTGCGGTCCATTGTTGTCATATCGGACCACCAATTCATAGAAATTGCGTGAGCCATTCCCGTGCTATCCATGAGCCGCTGCCACTCACAATTCAGCTCAAAGAATGTGTCCCAACCAACCTCTTCTGCAGTCTCAGATTTGGGGTGGAACTCATAGCTCTGGACGCCAAGAGTACTACTATCACGATCTACCTTTCGGCTAATCGGAGGTGCAATCTCAGGGGCTGTAGTAAACCCTTCACGGTCCACGTAGCGGTACGCACAAGAGGCTGTAGGGGCCACAGTGAACGCTCGGGACATCTTGTGGTCAGCAGCTACCTTGGTGGCTTCCATGAAGCCCAGCCAAAGAGCTTGAGCAATCTGACCAGCTTTGGTACCTACGGTGGCGATGCCGTGGTTGCGATTACGAAGGGCAGTAACAAACTCCCTATACGTCACCCCTTCAATGGCGAGAAGATTAGCCAGTCCAAGAACACCAAGACCAACTTGGTTATCTTTGCGGCTGTAAATTCCAGACTCATCGATCCCAGTCTTTTCGTAAAGCTCACAAAGAAACTCCATGCCTTCTTTAAAAGCAGTGGGGATGTTTCCGATCTTAGTGATCCCGAGGTTGATGTGACTGAGCAAGCAGGTGTCCCGGCTCTTCAGCAGGATCTCCTGACAAACGTTGGAGTAGATCCGCTCTCCGTTCTTGTCGTACTGCTTCTTAACAATCCACACATCACCCTTGCGGGCGGCGTCCATGATTGCCTTCAGCTTGTCGGGGCTGTTGATGATGTCAGGATCAACGTTGACACAGCGCTTGAGCCAAGGAATA